GAAGATGAAGTTCAGCTTTTTATAAATGGTAAGCTTTTTAGGTTTTGGACTTCTTACAAGGTTACTAAAAATATAGATACCTTTACTGTAATAGAATTTTCAGCGCCTTTTAACCCTGATGAAATAGATCATAGGAATTTTTTCAGGCCGTTTATGTTCCAGGAAGTTAAAGTAGTAATAGGTTCTGAACTTCAGTTTATAGGTAATATGTTGCCGCCCGCGCCTGCTTCTGATGTTGATTCTGTAACTGTAACGGTGGCTGTTTATAGCCGTTCAGGTGTTATTAATGATTGTAATTTTAGCCCTAAAAATCTAACTAAGTTCAGTTTTAATAATGTAAATCTTCAGGAAATAGCTAATATTACTTGTGCTTCATTGGCTTTAACGCCTGTTTTTATAGGTGATCCAGGGCCAGTATTTGAAGAGGTGCAATTAGAACCTGATGAAAACCCTTTTACTTTTTTAGCTGATTTAGCTAAACAGCGTAATTTTGTTATAACGGATAATGAACAGGGCGCGCCTGTTTTTTGGCGTTCAATTCCTGAAGAAACGCCTGTAGCTATTTTTGAAGGTGATTCACCACAAATAAGTATAGAGCCTGGTTTTAATGGCCAGGGCTATTACTCTCATGTAACCGCTTTAAGCCCTGCAGATCCTGGCTTTAATGGTTCTAGCTATACGGTTAAGAATGAAAAGTTAGGTGGTGTTATTAGGCCGCTGGTTTTTAAAGCGCCTGATACTGAAGGAAGTGATACTAAAACCGCGGCTGAAGCTAAAATAAGCCGTATGTTTGCAAATTCGGTTAATTATGTAATAACTGTTCATACCTGGCGTGATTCTAATGGTGATCTTTTTGATGTTAATAAATATGTAACAGTTAATTCACCTAAAAACATGATTTACGGGCGTTATAATTTTCTAATTAAGTCTGTAGAAATGATTAAAGTAGATTCAGGAAAAACCGCGCGTTTAGTTTTGGTTTTGCCTGGTGCTTATGATGGTGCTTTACCAGGGCGGTTACCGTGGGAAGAATAGGAAGGGTTTTATCATCTGTATTTTCTATAAAGCGTAAAGCCAGTGTAACGCGCATTAAAAGCGATACGGGCGCGGGCGCTACAAAGCTTAATGATTTATACGGCCCTTCAGGTGATGATTCTAGGCCGCTTCCTGGTGATTTTTGTTATTTAGCGGTAACTGAAAAACAGGGCGGTTACGCTATTACTGGTTTTTTAGATCCTAAAAGTGAACAAAAGGCGGGGCCAGGTGAAAAGCGGCTTTATGCGCGTGGTGAAGATGGTGCGGCTGTTATTGAATTTTGGTTAAAAAATGATGGTTCGGCGGTTTTAACTAATGCTGAAGGTGAAATTTCTTTAGCGGCTGATGGTGCTATAAGTGGATCTAATACCGCGGGTGGTATTGTTGCTGTTTTGGCTGATGGCATAGTTCAATTAAACACGGTTCAGATAGATTTATTAGGTAATATAACGGGTGCTGCTAATATAATGGCTTCAGGTACTGTTACCGCTACTTCTTTTGTGGGCGGTTCGGCTTCTATAGCTGCAGTGGCTGCAGGGTCTATTTCTATAGGTGGTGTAGATTTGCCTTCAGGCCATACGCATAATTATAGCTGGACGGTTGCCGCGGGTAGTGCTGAAACTAATCCGCCTACGCCATAAAGTAAAAGGTGATGAATATGATAGATAATCAGCAGGGTGATGTTTTACTTTTCCAAACTAATGATGAAGGTGATGTAGCTATAGAAGGCGGTATTACTCAAATGACGGGAAGCTTTGAAACGGCTTTTTATCTATCGTTGTTTGGTGGTAATGAGTTAGATAGCGGGCTTTTAGAAAGCCCTAAAGCTTACTGGGGTAATCTTTTAGAAAATGAAGAACAGTTTAAATATAAGTCGCGTACCCAGTATTTATTAAGGTCTATTCCTGTAAATAGCGGTAATCTATCTAAAATCAATAAAGCTGCAGAACAGGACTTACAGTGGTTTTTAGATTTGAGTATTTCTAATAAACTTTTAGTTTCTTCAAGTTTAATAGGTTTGAATAAAATACAAATTTCGATCACTATAGAAGCTTCAGGTAAAGAAGAATCTTTTAATTTTGTTGAAAACTGGAAATCAGGTTTATGAGTACGCAATCACAAACAGTAAAACAGATTAGTGATCTGATTATAGCGCAGCTAGAAACGGTATTAAATCAAACTATACCGCTGCTACCAAAGGCTTTTAATAGGGTTCTAGCCCAGGCTATAGCGGCTGTATGGGTGGTTCTTTATAAGTTTGGGGGTTTTGTATTCCTTCAGGGTTTTCCTTCTAAAGCAAGCTCTAAAGCTGTTGTTATTAATGGTCGTGAAACTATCCCTTTAATAGAATGGGGTGAATTAATTGGTGTTGGTTCGCCTGGTTTGGCTACTAATGCTGAACTTCTTATAGATGTTCCTGTAGAAACGCAGGCGGGATTTTTGGCTTCAGGTGAACAGCTTTTAAATAGTGATAATGGTTTTACTTATATTGTTACCGCTGATGTTCCTTTAGATGCTGCAGTTATCCAGGCAAATATAAAAGCTGTTAATGATCAGGTAGGCGGCCAGGGCGGGGGCGTTTTGGGTAACTTGTCGCCTGGTTCAGTCGTTTCTTTTGTTAGTAATCCGCCTAATGTTGCTAAAGATGCTGTAGTAAATTCACAAACGGTAACGGGTGCTAATGGTGAAGATGTAGATGTAGTTTATAGGGGCCGTGTAGAAAGTTTGTTTAAGCAGCGGCCCCAGGGTGGCGCTTACGCGGATTATAAGCAGTGGGGTGAAGAAGTAGAAGGTATTGTTCTAGTTTTGCCTTACACGGGCGCGCCTGGTGAAGTAGATGTATATTCAGAAGCTACGGCTGCAAGTTCTGGTAATGCTGATGGTATTCCTACGCCCGCGCAGCTACAGGCGGTTTTAGATTCGATTGAAAAAGATCAGGACGGAATACCTTCGCGCCGTAATGTAAACGCTTTTGTTAATTCGTTGCCTATTACCCGTACTGGTTTCGATGTAACTGTTTTTGGTTTGGTGGTAGATAATACAGCCAGTGTGCAGGCTGAAATAGATTCTGCAGTAGAAGAGTTCTTTTTTAACCGTGAACCTTTTATAGATGGGCTTTCTTTATTGCCTATTAAAAATCAGATAACTAAAACTAAGGTAATTTCTATAGTGGGTGATATTGTTGATTTAAGAAACGGTATTTTTAATGATGCTGATTTTTTCTTAACGGGTTCACCTATTGCTTTATCTACTTATATTTTAGGTGAAGGTGAAAAGTCTAAAAATGTAACTGTAGATTATGCGCCATGAATATAGATTACTTATCATTATTTAAACACCTTTTACCTAAAGGGCGCGCCTGGGCTTTATTGGCTGGTAAAACTATAACTAAGTTTTTTGACGCGCTGAAGGTGATTATAGAAGATGCTAGGGGTTATTTTGATACGGTTTATGATAGCCGTTTTCCTGCTTTCACTGATTCAATTTCTGAATGGTTGTCTGAATTTAATTTAATTTCTTCAGGTGATGAAGCTATAGATAGACAATCTTTAGCGGGTGCGTGGCGTTTAAATGAATACCAAAGCCCTAAAGTAATTCAAGATACGCTACAGGCTGCAGGTTTTGATTTATATGTTTATGAATGGTGGTTAGATGGTTCTAATCCGCCAATTCCTAAAAACCCTTTTCAATATTTGGGCGGTTCTATTTTTTATACTACCCGTTGCGGTGGTTCTTCTGCGCGTTGTGGTAATCCTGAAGCGCGTTGTGGTAATGGTGATGAAGCTGATGGTGATGTTCTGGTTAATAAAACAGGGTTACCGCAAGTAAATATAATTCCCCAGGATCAGGATAAATGGCCCTACTTTATGTATATAGGTAGTGCTAATTTTCCTGTTCAGGCTGATATACCTGCAGCGCGTAAAAACGAGTTAGAAACATTACTTTTAAAAATATGCCCTTCTGAACAGTGGATAGGCTTAATGATTAATTTTGTATAGGTGAAAAGATGGCTATTAAACCCAGTGCTAACATAGCAGACACTAACAATCCTACGGCGGCTTATCCTGAAGGTTCGGCGCGTGATGATTCGGGGCCTTTCACTGAAGATGGAACGCCTGTTTTAGAATATTGGCTTAATGATATTTGGGGTTTTTTCCAAAGTATATTAGTTGAAGGCGGTGTATCGCCTAACGGTAACCCTGATAGCTTGAATAACCAACAATATTTAAACGCCTTAAAAAATGCGTTTGTTCGTCAGGTGGAGCCTGCTTTAGTTACTTTGACTAACAATATTCCTCTTTTACTTACCAGTAATAATGGGCGTATATTGTTTAATGGTGCTGATGATGCAAGCGCTGAAGCGCGTATAGGTACAAATGATGGCGCTGCAGATTTGGGTTTAAGGTATGGCCACAAATACACGGGCGGCCAGGCTGTTCATATTGGTGATAACGGTGCTGTAGCTGTTGAAATGGTTGGTGAAGCCCAGGATGGTTTATTAAGAATAAAAGTAGCTGATGAAGGTTTAGATGGTGATCCTGTCGTATGGGATACCACTATTTTTATTAATGGAACAGAAGCGCGTTTTGAAAACTTGGTTTCTGATACGCTTAGGGTGGATGGTTTCGCTGAAGTTGATTCTTTGGAAGTAACTGATCAGTTTGCTGTTTCTTTAAGTAGTGGTTCTGCAGCTTTGCTTATGGATGGCCCAGGTGGTAATGATAGTTTAAAGCGTATTACCTGTAATGATGGGGGT